ATTTGACGAGGCTGTGTTGGGTGTTGATGGTGATGAGGGATATCCGGCTATAAATCGGTCTTCCTCACCGGGTTACCCATACAATTTGTTTCCTGTTCATGGGTACAAAGGTAAAACCCGGTTCTTCGGCACGTCCGATAGTTTTGAACTGGATGAAAATAACCCACATTTCTGTGAGTTGAAGAAAGATGTCTTTCGTGATCTCGATTTGCTTTCTAGAGGTGAAAGACCAGAGTTCTTTTACACTGGTGCTCTTAAAGATGAAAGGAGGCCTATTGAGAAAGTCGATGCAGGTAACACCCGGTATTTTGCTGGATGTAACCTGTCTTACACTATCTTGTTCAACATGTATTTTGGTGGTTTTAAGTCACATTGTTACCATACGCGCCTAAGGACACCTAGTGCTGTAGGTGTGAATCCCTTCGGTCGTGAGTGGGATTTGTTGGCTCACAAGTTGCTGTCAGTTGGGAACAATATCCTGGCTTATGACATTAAGGGATTTGATTCCACACAATCTGCTCGCATGCTTGAGCTTATAGGTGAGAGTATCATTAAATATATGAACTTGCCTATTGAACACCAACACATTCAAAGAATGTTATGGAGAGAAGTTTTTAACTCTCGCCACATTGTTGGGATGAGTGTGTGGGAGTGGGATGGCTGTTTGCCATCAGGTAATCCAGCAACCAGTTTGATTAACACCATTTACAGCGTTTGTTTATTGTCGTTAGCTTTTCGAGAAATAGTCGTTAAGCGTGGTGAGTGTGATTTGTTGGCTTTTAAGAATTTGGTGAAGTGTGTAGGCTATGGAGATGATATTGTAGCTTCAGTTCACCCCAGGATTTCCAATCTATTTAACCAGATTACCATTACGGATTATTTTGGCAGTATTGGGATAGTGTGTACGGATGAATTGAAGTCAGATGTGATTGTGCGATTTAGGAAATTGGAAGAAGTTTATTTTCTTAAGAGACAATTCCGTTATTGTGCAGAATATGCATGTTATGTTGCACCTCTTCAGTTAAGCACGATTTTAGAAATACCATCTTGGTCAAAGGAAGGTCCACTCTTACATTCTATACCTGTTGAGAACGGTGAATCCATTCTTAGAGAGCTGGCCCTACACGATAGAGATGTATTCGTGCAGTGGGCTCCTCGTGTGATTGACATGCTTAGGAAATATTATGGGCATGTTCCTTTGTTGATTGGATATGACGAACTTCAAGCTGATGTTTTAGGGGATAATCCTTCTCCTTCCATGAAGCGCATAATGACAAAATACGGATTTGTTCCTGCAGCACGATTAATTTGTGTAGAAACTAATCCGGGTCCATTCCAACTTTTCACAATCATTAAGATTATTATGAGTGTTTGTGCTATATATGAGGTTGGACAAGTTATGTGGCAACCGTTGGTTTTTGGTGTATTTTACACTTTGTGGATTCAATATCCTAATTGCTTTTTGTGGCATGGTGTTTCCCAGTGTGTTTATACCAATTTTGAAACCATACTTGACATTGCTTCAAACATCGTGTTGATCCAGTGCACTGCTTTTGTGGTTGGTACTGATTTCTTTCGACGAATTAATGCGTGGAGGGGTTATACCCCCCCAGCACCTCGGTTAGTGGGTATCGAACCCAATCCGGGGCCTAATTTTTGGTATATTCTTTTCACTTTGTGTTGTTCAGTCACTGACCTTTTGTGTGTCTTTAGCGCTTTTGCGCTATACAGGTGTGTTGATTTGCCATTGCAAGAGTCTATTCTATTTGTAACGAGTTTAAGAATGGCAGCGATGATGATGTACATGACTGACGCGCAGACGATGTGGTATTGGTACACATACCCGATGATGTCATTGGAAACTCAATTTTGGTTAGTATGTGTTGGTTTGTGGTTGAGTTGCGTTTATCGTATGTATTCTAACTTACAGAAGCAAACGGAAGACATGATAGTCATTCGTGTCATAGTTGCATATAAAGTTTTCACAGGTGGTGAAATTACCCATGAAGATGTTAGGCCATGGGTGCGATATTTGGGCTTGTGTAAGCAAAAACCGCGAAAACGAGTGGTCGTTTCGCGGGATAGTGATTAATCACTACCCGTCCGCGATGACGTTAAAATAGGCTAGTTTTGTTCTAGTTCCTGCCGACCTGAAATGGTCGGCCCCGTCCGCGATGACGTTAAAATAGGCTCAGACTGTATAGTCTTTAAACTAAACGTGTTCCTATTGATCCTATGAATGTTGGAGAATTTCTGAGGCTTAAAACAACATTGTGTAATGCTTGGGAACATAAGTCCCTTTGGTTTTTACCATTACGGAGCAGGATGGGGAGGAGAAACACCCAAATCCAGCCAACCTCAGTAGGCTCACCCGTTGGTTCATTGGTGAAGCTGAACAAAGAACCGCTGAAAATGTTTCTATTACAACCGTCCAAAAAACAGTCACAGAACCTGATGAGTCAGTCAATACGACAACTATATCCACAGGAGTTGAAGCTGTTAGTGCAGAACCCAGGTTCGGTGTTTCCGCACTTACTAATATCCATTCTTGGCTTGGAGGAACTGTTAACGACGACATCAAGGATTTTCTTGCCAGGCCAGTTTTGGTGGCCTCGGGTGGGTCAATTACAGGTACTAGTGCTTTTGCAACTATTCTACTTCCTTATGATTACATGAACGTTGCCACGTGTCCAGCGCCAAATAAGATGCGTGGTTTTCTAGGATTTAGAGCTACCACAGTTATAAGACTCATGGTTAATACTACTAAGTTTACTCAAGGAAGACTGTTTTTGAGTTGGATACCTAATCAAGAGAAACGATTGGCAGGTCCAGGAGCGACTGCCAATTATTATTATCGATCCCCAATGACGATAACTCAGACACCACATGTTGAGTTGGACGTTTCTTGTGAATCTCAGGCTATTTTGAGAGTTCCTTATTATCAAGAATTGCCTTATTTATCTATACCAAGGATTCTTCCTGGTGCAGCTAGTCCTCAATTCTTAGGTGTAGCTTATTGTTCCGTGTACTCTCCTTTGAGTGTCGGAGCTTCAGCTACAACAACAACTGCAGATTATTCTGTTTTTGTGAGTTTTGAAGACGTTGAATTGGTAATTCCAACGGTAACAGGAGTTGCTCAATCTCAGAAAGGTAGGAGATTTGGGGGTAGACTCAAGGACGAGGACAAGGAGCGGTCCTTACCAATTTCGCGCGCTTTGATGTTAACGTCAGAGGCAGCGCAAGTCATGACAGAAGTTCCTTTAGTGTCATCTTTCGCAGCACCAGCTGCTTGGCTATTGGGCGCACTCAGCAAGACAGCAGCAGCATTTGGGTTTTCAAAACCCATCGTTGATGCGCCTGTCACGCGAGTTGCTCGACAAGAACTTGCATATATGAACAATTGTGCTGGATCAGAGGCCCTTGTTCCTATGGGTCAATCAGCAGTTAATTCTGTGTCAAGTTCTGCCAACAAGCTTGGTAGTGAAGTAGATGAAATGGCACTAGCATACGTTGCCCAAATTCAAACGTACGTGTATAGAGCTGTCATGACAGATGCCATGGTTCCAGGCAATATTATCATGAACCAAAGTATAGGTGGAGCCTTATCTTTGGGTATCATGACTGGTCCAACGTATAACACGACTTTAGCAACAAAGGATTTTACTCCTTTAGTCATGTTATGGCAGTTGTATAAATATTATCATGGTTCCATCATATTAACTTTTAAGATCGTGAAGACGTCTTTCCATTCTGGTAGAGTAGTTTTGAATTACATACCGGGCGGAACGTGTCTTAGCTTGTCTTATGACAATGCTAGTGTATTGAAGACAATTTTCGATCTCCAATCAGGTAATGAGTTTGAAGTGGTTTTACCACACATGAATCTTTCTTACTGGTTGGAATTGGGGTCAAAGGGCAATGACCTCTTCGGATCATTTCAGTTACAAGTTATGAATCCCTTAGTTGCGCCAGATACATGCGCAACGGGGATAGAATTTTTGTGTGAGATGAGAGCCGGACCAGATGCTGAATTTGCAGTTCCGATAGAATCTGGACTTGCACCTTGCATTCCTAATGAGGTACAAGGAGCAGCTAAGACTTTCTATCCATTCAATGTTCTGGTAGCCCAATCTAGTGCTATGGTTCCGTGTAAAGCGGTTCCTGAGGCGGGTTCGTTTGGTGGTTTGACAACAAAAACGGATCCAAGTATGCAGCACTGTTCAGAAATCATTGGTGAAGCTTCAACTTCACTAAAGCAGTTATGTTCTATTGCAAATCGATGGGGACAATTGAACCAGACGTCAAAATTTGGCGTCTTGGGTAGAGTGTTCGACGGGATATTTGCTAGCGCATCTGGGACTCCCGAGGGAGCCAAAACTGCCTTATCTTTGATAGCTGCCTGTTATGGTTATGCTACGGGAGGGTACAAGTATTACTTTTCCTTTCCTGCAGCTACTTCTTCTACAGGTATTATTCTTAGTGCAGGCACTGCTGGTTCCACGCCCTTAACTGCGATTACTGCAGTACCCGCAGACGCGCCGTCTAACACTAATTACGTGGGATGGAAGTATCAATATGCGATGTCAAATACGTCATCAAATGTTGTATCTTTTAGTACCCCAGCCTATAACCAGTTACCGATGCGTATCATCAATGCAGCTCATGTTTCATATGATGCGTCAAACTCACCGGTAGTATTTACGGTTCAGCCGCAGGGCGCCTATACTGGTTATATAAACTCATGGAGAGCTCTTGGAGACGATGGGAGATTTAGCTTTTGGCTATGTACTCCTCCAGTCTCCGGGCTCTAAGTGAGGGCCCCCTCGACAGAAAGTGGAATTTTTAGGGTTTTTAAACTTTCAATGTCAATTAGGAAAATCGTTCCCTAGTCTCAAACGATTTCCAAATGTCAGTATAAGAGGGGATACTGACCTCGATTAAAAAGACGAGCAAGATATGTGTAA